GAGGGACGAAAGCCTTCTTGGTCAGAGGGACGAAAGCCTTCTGGTCAGAGGGACGAAGTCCTTCAAGATGAATTACGTATGTAATGAATAATAAGTCCAAACGTAAACATACTATAAATAATACATAATTTTTGTAAATTATTTATTTTTGCCTGTATTATATCGCACTTTTTTTTTATATCAGCGAGATTATCATTAAATCTGTCATAATTTTTTTTATCTTGATAATAATAATCAAATTTTTCAGTACGTATGTTCCCTTTCCAATCACTTATTATTAATTTATATTCAATGACTTCTTTGTTACCAAAACAAGGGTCATTTATATATTTAAAACCATATACATCCAAATATAAACTTGGATACAAATCATACCTATCTGATTCGTCATTTTCGTTGATACCGTTGATACCATATCCATTGGTATGCATTAAAGTGACCCAAGAACTGAAATACACCAGGGTTGGAGTCATGTAATATGAATGAATAAATGTTTTCTTAGGAATCGTCAATAACAATACGTACCGAATGTCGTTTTTGGGAATTTGTCCCATGTATTTACCATTGCGTTTTTTATAAGTAGCACCTGTATATGATATGATTTCGCGAATTATTCCGTTGGGTAAATATGCAAATTTGTTAGAAATTTCCATATTATTATTATTATAATGGTAAATGATATTAACAATAAATTTTTCAATTTTATATATTTTTTTTTAGTAACGCACGCATTTCGGTGGCAATGCTGTCTATGGTACGATTCAACCGATGAGACGGTTGACCTTCTCCATCCACAAAACACGGTTGTTCTACTATGTTACGATAATAATCATCATCTGTCATGACTGCCATCACATGATTGATAGCGACACCTATGTTTTCTTCGTCCCATTCTTCCAAATGAATGAATCGTTCCGTATTCAAATATTTTCCTACATTGACTGCACCCCAATAAATAGGCACAGTTCCGGCTAACAATCCGTGGGTTATTTTTTCAGTAACGTAATCCGTTCCACGCGAATTTTCCATACTCACCACACACCGATATTTTGAAATAAACTGGCGAAATTCCCTACTGGTATATGGTGCCGTTAATTGTTTCGTATTTGTACGAAATTTTCCCACATAATCTACTTGAAAATATCGTTCCAAGATGTTCAAGAAATTGTTTCTAACATGTCCACCAGGATTGGAAATAATGACACAAATACGTGATTCAGGGAGAATGGTCGGAGCCTTTTCTAGGGTACATTTTTCCGATATTTGTTCCAAATCATTCAATAATTTGGTAGAATACAAGTAGGTGATAAATTCTGGACAACAAATAATATTGTCCCGAGTAGGTTCCCCCCATAAAACACAATCATATTCTTTATAATTTGGACAAATACGCGATTCACCTGAAAAAAATATGGAATATTTCCATGGACGTGATGATAAAATGGATGTTCCGAACAGAGATTCCAACAAAATATTGGCCTTGTCCGGATTGTTCGTAATTTCAATTGGTTGTTTTAAGGTTTTGGACAACAATTCCAAAAAAAATTGTACATGTACAGGGTCGGTTCCTTCTATGAACCCTGGCCAGAATGCATTGCAATACAATTGTAACATTTATATGTATTGGAGCAAAAATTTTATATCCTAATAAATGAACTTACACGTTTTACGCCGAACGGTTTTATGTACATCTTGTAAAATATTTGACAATACTTGTGTCTTTCACTCTATCATCAAAAATAGGTAACCCCAAATCTTTTCGTAATGAACAACACAACTGAAATACATAAATAGTAATGGTCTGAAAAACATATTTACTTTGTTCATTATGTTCTATTTTTTTTAGTGTATCTAATAATCGTAATTTAGTATTTGAATTACCATAATTATTGTCAATGTCACCAAACTTATCCGGTGACCGTAGGTCACCTACTAAGTTAGTTGTTGAAGGCGTAAACGCCCTCTGACCAAGTGTTGTCATTGAATTTACATCACAAATATGTTGATTGGTATAAAAATAATCATAAAAATCTTCAATCGCTTGTTTCATTTGTGCTTCACCGGCGGGATTATTGCTATTCAACACATTCGCTATAAAATATCTATAATCGTACGTATATGAACTTGTACAATTTTCATCACATAGTTCAATCAAGGTGTTTACCCACATTTCAATTGCAAACATTAAATGATAATGTTCTCTTTCCATTTCATCTATGAACATATAAATTCAGATAGTTTTATATTCCAACATAGAAGGTAGGTTTTTATTGAAACCTTGGGTTCCAATAAAAAATAATATAAAGATTGACAATATATATAACATATATTCTCTCATACAACACCCGAGAATTCACCCTGACAAATGACAATTGCTATTGGACTTGATATTGGCACAACCAACAGTTGTGTCGCCGTGTGGCAGAATGGAAAGGTGGAAATCATTGCAAACGACCAAGGAAATCGTACCATGCCGTCGTATGTTTCATTTACACCTGAAGAACGTTTGATTGGTGAAGCCGCAAAATCATCGGCTACCACGAATCCTTTTAATACTGTATATGATGCCAAACGTTTGATTGGACAAAAATTCAGTGACGCCAGTACCCAAAAAGATATTGCCAATTTTACCTACAATGTCATTGATAAAGATGACAAGCCATTGATTAAGGTAGAATACAAGGGCGAATACAAGACATTTGCACCGGAAGAAATTTCGGCGATGGTCATTGGTAAGTTGAAGGAAGTTGCCGAGGCATATTTGGGTGAGACGGTAACAGATGCGGTGATTACTGTTCCTGCTTATTTCAATGATGCCCAACGTCAGGCCACCAAAGATGCCGGCGCCATTGCTGGATTGAATGTATTGCGTATTATCAATGAACCTACTGCTGGTGCCATTGCCTATGGTTTGGACAAGAAATTTACCAAGGAAAAAAATGTATTGATTTTTGATTGTGGAGGTAAACGTTCTGCTTCCTGTGGTGAAAACCCACTCATTATGAATGAATTTAGTGGCATGCCTGTGGCATGTTGCTAAATTCATTCATTATTGAAATCTGGTGAATTGCTGGAAACTCCGATGAATTTCCTACCACAACGTGATGGGTGACCATGAGCGTGAAGGTTTAAGAAAGGATAAATTCAAATGTAGGACAATCAGCAGCCAAGCGTTGTCGGTGACGACACGAAGGTTCAACGACTAGAATAAAAAATTCTATTATAATAGAATTATATTCCACGAGTGCCAGAAACTTCAAAATACGTTTAAAAATAAAATATATAATATATTAACATGAGGCAACAAATATTAGATTCAATTATAAAAATTTATGATAAAACCAATGAAAATGAAATACCAATTACAAGTCGTAAAATAATATTTGAAACAAGTAAATACTCATCATCTCAAGATTCTATTTGGCATGTTTACATAAATGATTTGAAATTAAATAAATCAAATCAATATACAATTTCGTATAAATGTACACAGTGTGAAAATGTCAATACAATTTCTACAACATGTTTTTTACGTAAAATTCGTTCTGTAAATGTAAATTGCAACGTTTGTAAAATTCATAACATGAACAATTGTAGAGCATTAATTCGTTCAGGTGATGCAGAACGACATGTACCAGTCCAAACACAACCAAAATGTGAACCACGTATTTTTCATGAACAAAGTATTTCCGAATTCATGACTTATCCTGAATTATATCAATCATCTTATTTTTTGCATCATTTATCAGAAGATGATTATAAACGAATTCGTTCACGAATTAAAAGTATAGGAAATGGTGTATATCAAAACATTGACCGTTACGAGTTTTGGAGTATTTATAAAGTATCAAATCAAATGCGATTTACTTCAATTATGTATGACCCCAATACAAATTCATTATTTAAAGCAAATCAACCAATTATGAATTGTGAAAATTGTGAAAAAAATTGGCGTGCAAAATCACTTGAAGGATTTAAAAATCAATATAAAATATTGTGTAATGAATGTAAATTATGTAATCGGACATTTAAAATACGTCCTATACAAAATTGTTGTGGAAACCGATTAGTTTTTCAATCTAAATTGGAAAAGAAATTTATTGATTGGTGTAATCAACATCTATATGTGGTACAAAACGGTCCATATATTGATTATATTCATAATGAAACTGCACATAAATATCGTGTTGATTTTCAAATTGGTTCATTATTAATTGAAGTGAAAGATTTTCATATATGGCATAAAAATCAAGTTGAATCGGGAAAATGGCAAGCAAAACAAGATGCGGTAATTAATATATGTAAAAAAGAAGAAAAATACCGTAAATTTATTTTTATAACGCCACATAATTGGAACCAAATGTTAATAGAAATAGAAATATTTTTAAAGAATGAAGTTAAGATATAGTCTGACCTCTCATGAAAATGAGAGAAACATAGGTTAAACTCCTGTGTGATAACAAAGCGTGGGAACGCATGATGTATCTATTTTGACAATTGAAGACTCGGTATTTGAGGTAAAAGCTACTGCGGGCGATACGCACTTGGGTTTTTTATGTTTAGCATGTTAATGTGCTAAAAATTCTCTGGCTCAAGTAAAAGAGGGTGGATTGCTGGAATAGCCTTAGAGCCTAAAACACTACAACGTGACTGGTAACGGTGAGCGTGAATGTTTGAAAAGTTTTTAGGATTGGCCAATCAGCAGGCGAGCATTCGCGAGAGCGGATGAAGCTTCAACGACTAGAGGAAGTAACCTAAGTTCTAATATACAAAATCCAATTGTATGTAATGATGAATATGGTAAAACCTCCACGAGTACCCTCCACCATGATAGTAAATGTGGAAATTTATGTTTCATGGTGAAGATATAGTCTGAACTTATGTGAGAGCATAAGAAGTTACCTTAAGAATTGACTTAAGGGTGATATACGCATATTGAATGTGGTATCCGTAGTGTAACGGAGGATATCCACGCATATTCTGAAGGACAACGTAGGAGTCCAGAGGAATATGAATTATTAATTCAAGGGTGTATATCACGGATAAAGAGCCTAACGATAACATAATTGGGAGAAGATTTTGATTCAATCATTGTGAATTATTTTGCGGAGGAATTCAAACGCAAAAACAAGAAAGATATTACAGAAAATAAGCGGGCAATGCGTCGTCTACGCACGGCATGTGAGAGTGCCAAGAAGACTCTTTCGGTTTCTACGGTAGCATCTATTGAAATTGATAGTTTGTACGAGGGGTTGGATTTTACCTCTTCTATTACTCGTGCAAAGTTTGAAAATTTGTGTGATGATATTTTCAAGAAGACCATGGCACCGGTGGATCAGGTAATGCAGGATGCTAAGATGGGTAAGGGAGACATTCATGAAGTGGTATTGGTAGGTGGTTCTACTCGTATTCCTAAGATTCAGGAACTGTTGAAGGAATATTTCAATGGCAAGGAATTGTGTAAATCCATCAATCCGGATGAATGTGTGGCGTATGGTGCCGCAGTGCAAGCCGCGATTTTGTCTGGATGCAAGGACAGTCAGATTTCGGATTTGTTGTTGTTAGATGTATGCCCTCTCAGTCTGGGTTTGGAAACTGCCGGTGGTATCATGACCAAACTCATTCCTCGTAATTCTACCATTCCTGCAAAGAAATCACAAACATTTTCCACCTATTCTGACAATCAACCTGGTGTATTGGTACAAGTATTTGAAGGTGAACGTACATTGACCCGTGACAATACTTCTTTGGGTAAATTTCAGTTGGATGGAATTCCTCCTATGCCACGTGGTCAACCCCAGATTGAGGTGGTGTTTGATATTGATGCCAATGGTATTCTGAATGTGAGTGCGGCCGAGAAATCCACCGGAAAATCACAGAAGATTACCATTACCAACGACAAGGGTCGGTTAAGTAAGGAAGACATTGAACGTATGGTGGAAGAGGCCGAAAAATACAAGGAGGAAGATGAAAAGATGGCGGCGGGTATTGAAGCCAAATCTTCCATGGAAAATTACATGTATCAAGTAAAGAATTCCATGAAGGATTTGAAAGAAAAAATTACCGAAGAAGATGCGACTGAATTGATTGCACGAATTCGTGATATTGAACAAGCATGTGAAGGATTTGTTGGAGATAAGACGAAGGAAGAATATGACACTCTCAAAGGTGCTTTGGAAGAATATTTTGCTAAAGTAATGGGTAAAATTCAAGCGGAAGGAGGTGGACCACCTGATGGAATGCCTCCTATGCCTCCAGGTGGCATGCCTTCATTCAATCCCGAAGATATGGGTGTGAATAAGCCCGACCCTTCTGAACCTTCGGACCCAGCATCTGAACCTTCGGAACCCGCATCGGAATCTTCCGACCCTTTGGAACCTACCAAAGTAATTGAGGTGGACGACACCGAAGCTGAAGCATCTGAACCTGTCATTGACCCCGTAGATTAAAGGAACCTACGTCTAGTTTCACCGTAGGCGAAACTAACCCAGTAAAACCTCCCTTTCATAGAAGGGGTGTTTTTTTCAATATTTCTTAGTTAATTGGTTGTATAGGATCTTATACAACTAATTTGATATTCCTTATTGAAAGGGAGGTTTTAAAGGGTTTTTTTGCCCAAAGGGCAAAAAAGTCGTAGGTTCCTTTATTAGACGGCTTTGAAAGGAATACCACCCACAATACCAGCACCAATACTGTATCCAGCACCTTGACGAGCGGCTTGACCAATGGAAGGAGCAAATACATCTAAGATAGCAAAACTAGCAGCAGCGGACAGAGCAATAAAAGTAACTTCTTCACAATTTAATCCCTTACCTTTGGGAATTGTAAACGCAACAATGGCAATCACAATACCTAAAATGATATATTTAATAAGACGTTTAACGAATTCATAGAAATCTAGCATAGTTTTTAATTATATAATACATTAATAAAAAAATAACTTAAATAGAATCTAATGTATATTCATTATAACACAATTGTTTGAAGTTATTTTTCCTAAATGTCTACTCAAAAAAAATCAACGGTAGAACAACCCACTCTTGCTAACGGTAAACCCAATCCTAAATACGTTGATTTGTTAGACGAAGATCAAGCAATTTCTGGACAAAAATTTGTATGTTTGTCTTTCATTTCGCCTGAAAATATTCTAAAAAAACGTGAACATTTTTTATATGAAAAATTCGTCCAACAATGGGATATGACTAAATCAATGGAAAAATTTACAGAATTTTTGAATTTTATATCTTTTAAATACAGTTTAGATGTTGAAAAAATATTAGGAGATTTCAATGATTTTGTAAAAGAAGAAGAAACGAAATTAAAGGAAAGTTCTTCCGTGGTTGAAGACGATTACAAGAATTTCTTGGATAAAAATGAAGAACGTTTGAATGGTGTATTTAACAAAGCCAATGATTTCCAAACCAGTGTGCGTGGATTAAAAGTTCGTGGTGTATTTTCTACACAAGAAGAATCCGAAAAACATTGTAGTAAATTGCGTGAACGTGACCCCGCACATGATATTTATGTAGGTCAAGTAGGTGTATGGATGCCATTTGAACCAAATGCATACAAAACCGGCAAGGTAGAATTTATGGAACCAGAATTGAACCGATTACATCAAGAAAAAATGGCCAACGAAATCAAAGCCAAAGAGGCCTTTGACGAACGCATTAAAGCCGCAAAACGCAAAGCCATTGAAGAAAACATTGAAAAAGCACGTAAAAGTGGTAACAAATTGACCCAAAGTATTGATGAAGAAGGAAATTTAGTAGGTGTGAATAATATGAATTTTGATGACCGGGAAGTAGCGGATGACAAGGGTCGTGAAGAGCACGAAAAACAAGTGTTGGAGAATGCTATAGGAGCTCAAGGTTCCAATATATAATGAATAAATTCACTATTTAATACTATGCCAGTTTGGTAAGAGGGCTGAAAGCCTTCAACAACTAAATCAGAAGGTGACGAAGTCACCGAATGATTTTGCCTACAATTAAAGATTGTACGCAAATTAAAGTCAATATATGAGGGAGTACAAGTATTTGATATTTCAAAAAATTTGTATTTGGTAATGAACAATACTACATACAAAGTAGTGTTTTTTTTGTTGTATTTCAATTGTGTTATTTTTGATAACACAATTATTCTAGGATCATTTTTCGGAATTTGCTGCATTAGAAAACCATTACGATAACGGAAACGTCCTTCGTATAAAAGTATTTGATCCAGCATTTCTATGGGTAATTTGTTCATATTCATCTGGACTCCACGCTTCACAGAGTCGTCCTTCTGAATATGCGTGGTATCCTCCGTTATACTACGGATACCACATTCAACATCCATATTTTTTGACAACAATTCTGACATTTCTAAACAAATAGATTATAATAACAAATAGATTATAATAGTAGATTGATACTAATTTATAAATCAATTTTTTCAACAATTACATAAGTTTAATGTCAATAAGTTCAAAATAACATCACCAAATATAACGAAAAGGAACAGCTCCATACAAATATATATCTCCTGTCTTAGTAACATTCGTGGTATTGTAAGAAGGAATCACAATTTGTTGAAAAATAACAGAACTCGCAGTATTTATATAAGAATATAACCGGGTACCTATCGTTCCTAGTATATTAGAACCATAAACTTCATATCCTTCAGTGGGTTGAATACTACCAATGGTAATAGTAGGGTCCGCACATTTGATTTTTTTAACACGCTGAAAATCACCCAAATCTAGTTGTGTATAATGAATTTTATCTATTTCATTGTCATTACTAAATGTATCTGAAATAAATCCAAGACCATTTTCATAAGGACCTTGTCCTGTTCTCACATATAAATTTCTTGGGTTGTTACTAATATCAAATCCGTAAATCACAAAGGAACATTGATTTGGTATTTGATAGATGAGTTTAACATCTTGTGGGCCTCCGTTCAAACCTCCACTAATGTCTTTTGTTATAAATGTATTCGTGTATTGGATACAACTGCAATCACATACTCCTTGTGGTCCAGTCGGACCCTGAGAACCCGTCGGACCTGTTCCATTATTGCCTTGGGGGCCTTGTGAACCATCATTACCTTTGGGACCTTGTGGTCCAGTCGGACCCGTGGAACCCGTCAGACCTTGTGTACCAGTACCATCATTACCTTGTGGTCCAGTCGGACCCGTGGAACCTGTACCCTGTGGTCCTGTAGGACCTTGTATACCAGTACCATCATTACCTTGAGTACCTTGTGGTCCAGTCGGACCCGTGGAACCCGTAGTACCTTTGGTTCCATCATTTCCACAACATCCTGTAGGACCGGTTTCACCTTTGAATCCCATACACCCTTTTTCACCTTCACATCCTTTAGGTCCAGGAAAACCTCGTGGTCCTTCTTCGCCTCTATGTCCACGTGGTCCACATGGTCCTGGTAACCCATCTTCTCCGTCACAACCGTCTTCACCATCACAACCATCTTTACCATCTTCTCCGTCACAACCATCTTTACCATTCTTACCATCTTCTCCGTCACAACCATCTTTACCATCTTTACCGTTACGACCATCACGACCATCTTTACCATCTTCACCATCTTTGCCATCTTCACCATCTTTACCATCTTTACCGTCACGTCCATCACGTCCATCTTCACCATCTTTACCATTCATACCATCTTCACCGTCACGACCTTCTTTGCCATCCCGACCATTTTTACCGTCTTTACCATTTTCACCATTTTTACCGTCTTTACCATCCACACCATCACGTCCATCTTTACCATCATGACTTTGTTTTCTCATATGTTTATATTTGTTATGTTTTGATTCACAATTTCTTTCTTTTGGACATTTTTCTGATACATAATTATTAAAATGACAAACTTTTTTGTTACATATTTTGGGAGATCTACTCCTTTCAGAATGCGAAAACTGGGTACGGGCAACACAAGTATCTTTGTGATCACTATCACTTATATAACAACATTCATTTTCCGACATGATAAATATATAAGAACATGTATAAAGTGTTTTTTACAAAGATAATTTTCTTATTCCGACTAGATAAACGCAGTGATTACATACAAAAAAATACTAATATAGTTACAAAAATAAAATTTTAACGTATTGTAATATAAATGATATGGTCATTATGAATTTCAATATGCTTTGGTTGTTCATCACAGGATGATTTTTCACAATCTGGTGAATATTTTTGTATAATAATATTTGAACAAGACGACTCTTTTGTTTTTTCTTCATATTCCTCTGGACTCCTACGTCGTCCTTCAGATGTTTTTTCACGACAACGGTCACGTCCTCTCTCACATTGACGACAATAACAACGGTCACGCACTCTCTCACAATCACGACAACGACATTTTTCACCCGACATTATAGTATATAAATTAATATAAAAAAATACCTAGAATTACATATGTGATCATATAAATATACTACAATTGTAACTACAAAAAAATAACTACATGAGTGAATATATCATCAGCGATATTGAGTCATTATCCTCCAACAATCAATCTGAATGTAATGTTTCAGATATTTACATAGAAGGTGAACATTCAGAAAAGTCAGTAATAGATATTGAGAATAATGTTATAAGTGATATAGTGGTATATGAAACTGAGTTTCATCAAGGACTGGTAGTTACAAAAATGCATTATAATGTGTATTTTTGTATTTTAGTTGCAACCGTTGTATCTGGTTTATTGACCATTATTGTGATAACATTAGTGGTATTTTTTACTATATATATCATGAACAATGTACATGACAAAAATATAACAATCTCCGCTACAAACAATACACATTCGTTGTTACCCAACTCTACTTTTATAAATCATACACATATCTCTGGATATTATACCACAAAATCCACAGATTCTATCAGAACAATCATTCAGTTCAAAGGAAATGGATTCATTCAATTTGTAGAAACCATGACGTGTTCGGTATTGTTAGTAGGAGGAGGAGGAGGGGTCGGATGGGGTGGTGGCGGATTAACTGGTGGTAGTGGAACTGGTGGAGGCGGAGGTGGGGGCGTAGGTGAAGGAACATTGACGTTTCAGGGTGGTGAAACTTATTCCATTGTAGTTGGTATAGGAGGAATCGCTGGACATAATTATGGTGGAAACAGTGGGGGTGATACCATCATCAAAGGAAAAGGAATTTCTGAATATGCACACGGTGGGGGAATGGGTGGTTATTATATATATAGTAGCCATTCTGGTGGTTCATCCGGTGGTAATTATGGATTCAGTGGGTTTTTGATGTACGACCCCACCAAATATGTGTTTTTTTTTAACAATACGATTCCTGGAAAGGCTACACGGGGTAATGGTACACTGAATTATTATGGTAATCCAGGGGGATATGGTATGAATAATACGATTTTAAATCCGGGTTCCGGTGGTGGAGGGGCAGGTAGTGCTGGTCAGAAGGCAGTGATATCTTCAGGTAGCCCGTGTCACGGTGGGGACGGGGGTGATGGTTATTTATGGTCATTAGTTGAAGACATTCTGCCCTCTGAACAACAATATTACGGGGCAGGTGGAGGTGGTGGGGGGCGTAATTCTTGTATAGGAGGAAAGGGTGGGAAAGGTGGCGGGGGAAACGGTGGTAGTAGTTCTATTCGTGCATCTTCTCCTGTTCCGAATTCGGGTGGAGGAGGGGGTGGGGGAACGACCGCTGGTAATGGGTTTGGTACTAGTGGAGCAAGTGGAACGGTTATGATTGTATTGGAGCACTAATTATAGTTGTAAATATTGTAAAAGAAGTTAAACAATTGTCTAGATACAATGTACGATTATGACACAAATTTCATTCTATGTAGAAAATACCGGCAATATAGTATCACAAACAGTATTGGTTCCTGTATGTTTGACAGTTGAACAAAACAAAATGATTCAACAAAGAAACAATCTGTTTCAACAAAAATTAAATCAACGAAATTCCTTTTTTTGGTCAGGTAGGCTTCCTCTACGGGTTTTGCCCTCCAACAACTAAATCTATTAGATGACCAAACTTATCCGGTGACCGTAGGTCACCTACTAAGTTAGTAGTTAGAAGGCTTTCAGCCCTCTGACCGTAGGTCACTCAGAACCCAGTTGCTTCGCCTACCTGATAATTTTTGTATTATTTTTTCACAAAATAATATGATTTTAACATTTTGCTTTTTATTTTAAAAGCAAGATGTTTACCACTTGTTTTTTTTCACCATTACCTGACTATTTTTCTTCTTACCTTTACTCGGGTCAAATTCTTCTTCGTCGTCGTCACCCATTTCACGGGACAAATCCCAGAATTCTTTGGAACCCAGTTTGAAATCGGGACGAGGTTGGGCTTTGTACCAGAAGATTTGTTCGTTCAATTTGTTAGATTTTGCATTGTTATTGATAACTAAGCACTCGTAATCTGCTGTGGTTTGGTCCATGACAGAACAAAATGATTCCAAGGTGGGGAACATGGACGCATAATTTTCAAAAATACGTTTTCTGTTGGTCAAATACGGCTCTCGTAAAATAAATACGTAATCTATGTTGGTTCTGAGATTGGGGGGGATGCCTAATGGGTACTGCATCGTAATAATTAATAAAACTTTCCACGTTTCTACCTGATGTCTCCATCAGGACTAGACTATATCTTAAGGCATCATTTGGGAGAATCAATCCCATCAACCCCACCTCCATTTAGTCGTTGAACCTTCCCCATATCCTAATTAATAACGGACTTAGGGGCTTGGCTGCGGATTTTCTCTATTTTTCACCTTTTTACTGTACCGTCTGTAGTTAACAGACGCCACTACCCGATTTATCGGGTAGTTTAGTAGTGAAAACCTTTAAAATAAGATGTTCCCGCAATTTGGACGTGTCGCTTCTCCTATCATACTCAAGACCACAATTTATTTTACCTAAAGTGTATAAAAATAATATCTTTTTTATGAAGCAAAAACTAGCCTTGCTTTTGACAAGACTGGCACCAGAATTTAATGCCTCCCATTCATGAACAAAAGTCGCATGAGTTTGTCACGTGTCCATGATTGGTCATAGAGACAATCATCTAAAATGACAAATGTTCTAGGGTCTATGGTAGATTTTCTATAGGTTTCCATTTCTTTGTTCACTTGTTTTAGAACTGCTTTTTGACGTCGTAAAATATTTTCAATGAGAACTGAATTGTATTCTTCATGAATGAATAATTTAGGTACATGAGCTGCATAGAATCCATTACCGGCTTCTGTACCAGAAATGACTGTGCCTATGGGAATGTCTTGATGATGATATAGTAAATCACGTACTAAATAAGATTTACCTGTATCACGCCGTCCAATCATCACAATGACTGGTCCTTTGTTTTCATCCGGTCGGAAGGTAATCCAACGCATATCAAATTTTTTTAATTCTAATGTCATTGAACCCGGACAGATATCATATACATTTATATAATCATTACAATCTCAGTATTGGAACTCAAATATTTAAACCTACAATTTCAATGGGTTCGTCGTCGTCTCTATCTTCTTTTCATACAAGCAAAGTATAAAACGATTCCATGTCTAAAAAAATGAATTATGCTAAATCAGAAACACTCCAAGAGGTATACCCATTGAATTATTATAAGCCGAATTCAATTCAGTTGTCTGATTTATCGTATCCACATTCTTTTTTTTCTGACAAACAACATTTAGGTGAATCAATACAACAATTGCAATTATATCATCCATTTTATTCTACTTTTTTTGAATTGAATGAAAACAATTACAATCGTATTGGATTGAATCATCGTTATCAAATCAAAGATTTACAAACAATCATGGATACCAACAATTCCTACACCATTTCACAAGATGTATTTATTAAATTTTCACCATTGTTAGATCCGATCAAATACATGGTAGGTAAATATGATTTATCTGATTCAAAATTGAAAACTCTTCCTTCTTTTCAATCCACCAAGACGGAATGTCACGAAAAACTATTAAGTTCGGCGAATGCTTCTTACATTGACGGATTTTTTTATTATTTAAACAGTATATTGAAAAATCATCATCATTTTGTTCACGGAATTGATTTCTATGGAAGTTATTTAGGAATTCAGGACCGATACAAAATGAATGTGGAAGAAGATTTGGAATATTTAACCAATTCCTCCTTTTTTTTATCCAATGTTGGAAAATTAATGGTATTGGAAAATGTCAAAGAAGACCAACCACCATTTACAAATTCAGGTTCTCGTGGTATACGAAAAAAAGTGAACATAGAAGATTCTACCGATCCTATATCCTCCTTTGATTTAGGTATTGTTGAATTTAATGATGAAATATTGGATGAACCTTCCACCATAGAATCGTCTTCTTCTGAATTAGATTTGGTTTATCAGAAAATATCTTCCAACAAAGATTCACAAAATTCTAGTGATAGTGACAGTGACATTGAAAATGATAGTGATGATATTTCATTGTCAGACAATGAGAATGAAACAAATACAGAAGAAGACGAAAAATCTCCTAGTGACGAAGATTGGGAAACAGAATCCAATCCATCCGAAGATTTGGATGAACCGGAAGCAATGGTATACATTTTTGATTTCCCTGTACAAATGATTTGTTTAGAAAAATGTTCCAATACATTGGATGCCTTGTTTGTACAAGGAATATCTGAAGAAGAAACGTGTTCTGCACTTTTTCAGGTAATTATGATTCTTTTAGTATATCAAAAAATGTTTCAATTTACTCACAATGATTTGCATACCAACAATATCATGTATATTGAAACCACCTTACCTTATTTGACATACAAGTACCAAGATGTCATGTATCGCGTTCCTACCTATGGACGTATTTTTAAAATCATTGATTTTGGTAGAAGTATTTATAAATATCAAAAACATGTGTTTTGTAGTGATAGTTTTGCTACAGGTGGAGATGCTGCTACCCAATACAATTGTGAACCGTTTTTCAAATCGTCTAAACCAAGATTGGAACCAAGTATGAGTTTTGATTTATGTCGTCTTGGTTGTAGTATTTATGATTTTGTATTTGATGATGAAGATATTACCAAGAACGAAAAAATGGTAAAAACTGAATTACAACGCACCATCCAACGATGGTGTACTGATAGTATGGGAAAAAATGTATTGTATAAAAAAAATGGTCAAGAACGTTATCCTGGATTCCGATTGTACAAAATGATTGCACGAACTGTACGTGAACATACTCCTGAAAATCAACTATCGGATCCTTGGTTTCTTCCGTTCAAAATGGCGGATCAAGATTTTTCATCTATGGACCAAGACGAAATTATGAATATTGATATTTATCCTACATATTAGGGTCTTATATGGATGTGGTATCCGTAGCAGAGTGGAGGATAACCACGCATATTCAGAGGAATATGGATAACCACGCATATTCAGAGGAATATGGATAACCACGCATATTCAGAGGAATATGGATAACCACGCATATTCAGAGGAATATGTAACGAAAATATGATCATAATATAATA